GAGGACCTTCTAATGTTGCGTCAGGGTCTAAATCTAATCTAGTCACGCCTCTAAATTGAATTACATTGCTCATCTTTCACCTCATATTCAGAACACTCAAGCTCTTTCTCAGAGCATTTATGTAATTGATGTTTAATGTGCCAGCAGGTTAATATTCCGTTTACTGGTTCATCAGACCATTTACATTCTTTACAATTTACTGTCATTATTCAGCCACACTAAATTCTTTATTTTTGAACAATTCAGCTAATCCAGTTATTTGCTTAAGCCTTAAAAGTTCGTCTTTATCCATGCCAATATGTTTTAACATCCAAGCATCACTCATGCCTGACTTTGTTAGCTCTGAAACTATGTTAGACATCAACTCAATAGAATGAGAGCCTCTAGCGCGATTGTGTCGTATTGTAGATGCCATGCGGTTTGATTCGTCTTTAGCAATCACCACAACTGGCAACATTCCGTTTTCACGTTCAAATATACGAGCGCTTGTTTTTAATGTGGTATATCTGTGATAGCCATCAACAATTTCATACATATCTTCATCAGGCAAATAATAAGCTACTACTGGCATCGTATAGCCATCTTCCCAAATTGAAATTTCCAATAGGCTCATTTCAGGTGGCGCTACTGAATTAGGGTTATAGCTATTGGCGCGTATTTTTTCTAATGGCACTGCAATTACGTTATAAACTGGGCTTGTCATGCTATATCCTTATATTTATTTTCAGCTTCTATTCTTAATTGTGTTTCTGTTTTTGTTGCACTAAATCCCATAAATTTACAAAGATGGTCATTCTTCATTATGCAAACACACATTCTTTTGTAAGTTGGTATCTCGGTAAATTCTGTTATATCAATATCATCTTGGTAATCCATTTTTATTGGTAGCTTGTCAGTTTTATAATTGGTTGTAGAAACAATTTCTAACGGGATATTTAATTCGACCAATTTATCAACTAACTCCAGAGAAAGACATCCACCTTTGTTTTTCCAAAAATCAATCGACACTTGTAGCTTTTTTCTGTAATTATCTGCAGCCTCCTCTGGCAAGGTTGTCAGTAAAAACTCCATATATGACTTCCATGTATGACCTTCTGGCAATTTAATATTGCGCCAACCCATTGCAGTAGTTCCTCCATACAATCCAGCGAAATTTACACCATTAGTTCGACCTATCATTTTCCCCCAATTTTTAGGGTCAATTACTTTATATAACTTTAAGCTTTCCATTGCACAATCATTAAATGGACTAGCTACACGCATTTGGTCTATATTAAGACCAGCCATATAAAATAAATCATATAGCTTGTTATATCCCCATTCGAATTTAGCATTAGCAGCCCAAATATCTTCTGTTACCCAGTCATAAATTGGATAGGCGTTATAGACATTGCTTGCCATCTTTAAAGTCCAGTCATTGCCTTTATATTTGTTTTTATTCTTATTGCTATGAATTGCTCTCCAGCGATTAAGTGATTCTTGTGTTCTAATCCCTACTAAGCAACAAGTTTTCTTTGCTTTGTTTTTATTGTGATACCAACTTGCAAACTTTTCTTGTAACTCATAATCCCACATGCCACTAACAAACCATTCAAATTCATGATTAGATTCATTGATAGAGCTTTTAGGTAATTCCCTAACCCATATATCTTGCTTTTCTTTTTCCCACGGCAACCAATAGGATTGGTGCATACTTGTTGCACATTGCGCTGCAATTGGTAAGCAAATCCTATACACATCAACAATATCTGAATTTTTACTAAGCTCTAAATCAACATAATCAGTAGTCATTTGGTATTGCGCTTCATAATCAATATGGAATACTCCAATACGCCTATCTAGTTTATGTTTACGAATGTAATCAATTGCTAGATTTAACAATACTCCGCTATCTTTACCGCCAGAAAATGACACATAAACATTATCAAATTCATCAAATATTGTTTTAAGTCTTTTCTGTGTTGCTTCGTAAACGTTCATTTCGAGCCTCTATTTCTATTTTTTTTAATAAATTATATGCGTTTGATTTTGGCTTGCTATATCCCAAGCTTACTAAAGCTATGTCATTTCTAAGTATTGCTCGGCAAATCATCCGATAAGATGGAACTTTGCACAAATCCTCCAATTTCAATGGTGCTTCGTCTGGTATTCCTTGCGGATAACCTTGCTTTTCCCATTTCTTGATGTAGCTTATTATTTTGTTTTTCATTCCATGCCTTTATTGCATTATCTGCTTGTTCGTCTGCTGATACCTGTTGCGCCTTGCTTAAACATCCCCATGCTTGCCTTGTAATATCTTCTGGACATTGAATTGCTAAACAACAAGCTGCATGACCAATCCATGCGCGTTTATTTAAATTATTATCTGATAGATTATGCTCACAACTAACAGTCCACAAATCAATAATTTTCATCATGTACTCACCATATAATTTATGGTTTCCTGTAAATGTAATTGCTTTATTCAGCATTATTCTTCGAGCCTTGCCATTGATAGATTCATACATTCCGTTTTGGTAATCTTCCCACAGGTGATATGGATGATGTATTTTTTTCATGCTATATCTACCGCCTTATTTGCTAATGCTTTTTGAGCAAACTCTATCGCACCAGCCCAATTACTTTTGAACTCTCCGCTAATAATTCTTCTAGCCCATGCCTTATGGTCAGTTTTCTTCTTAGTCATCGTATTAATTGCTTGTTTAACTTCTTCAGCATGACGTTTATTGTCAGCTATTGCTAATGGGCTTGGTAATCTAGCGTGGATAGTAACCTTATGCTGGCATAGCTTTAAAATGTCGCTAGGTGTTGGCGGTTTTGACATTTCTTTAACCCATTTATCAAGCGCATTTTCAACATCTTGATATTCATATTTAGACAGCATATGCCACCAAGTTAAAATAGCTTCTTTACTTAATGGATTATGATTAGTCAACTCCATAGCAACATTGACCATTAACCAAAATTGTTTTTTATTTGATTCTTGCATTTTGTTGTTCTCCGCTATTTAACCAATTTTCAAATTGAGCATCAGACATAACATCACTTTTGTTTTTAAACTTAGTTTTACCGTTTACCGTTCCTAGCTGTAAATACCATTCAGCTTTAAATCCTACCCAATTACGCTCAATGCAAACTCTTAAAGCTTGCGATAAATCAACACCAGCTAAATTTGATTCTCTGACTAATCCATCATAAACAGTCTTTGAAACTTTTGGCGCGCGTTTAGCTTTACGAACTGCTAAGTAATCATTAACTAGATTTATATCAATATCAGCGAAAAACTCTGTTTTTCGCGCTATGTTTTTAGATACTGGTTTATGGTTAATGGTTAATGGTTTATGGTTAGGTGGAGCTTCGTTTACGTCTTGTGTACGGTTCGTGCTTTTTTCTTTACGCTTCGTTTCTCTATCAATAGCAATTCGTTTGTTTGTTTCTGCTTTAGCGTGATATAAATCAATTTCTTCTTGTATTCTATTTTGCTTATAAACGCCATTTTCTAAAATAAAGAATTTATGTAAAACGAACGTAACGGCTTCTACTTCCTCACTTGTGCTTGCCCAAGTCCATTCTATTGCTTCCTCAAGCGTTGGGAACTTTTCACGGTCATAACACGCATCAATTAAAAGCGTGTACGCTCCGTGCTGAAGCATATTTAATCTGCCAGCTTTCTTGTGATAGTCGCCGATATTACGTTTAAAGTAGTGCATGGCTATTCCGATGTTATGACTTCATTAACTTTCTAGCCTTGCCAGCGTACTTATAAACATCATAAGCTGTAATCTTGCCGAGCGTTTGTTGTTCAATAAGCTTACCGTTCTTATAAGGGATAAAGCCTTTGCTAATCCAGCCACTTAATGTGGTTTGTGGAATACCTAGCTGCTCGGCACATTCTCGCTTGTTGTAATACATATTTAATAGCTTATCTAATGGGTTCATTTTATTAACCTTTTGTTTAACATGAAATCTATATTAACATACTTAGGCAATAAAGCAATATATTATTGGAAATAAAATAGTAATAAAGTAGTTGACATTGAAATTTATAAGAGTATAGTTTGAATTGTCAGACGTAACTCGCAAGATGATAAGCAATAGCTTTAATCAGGGCGGTTACGATAGAGTAAGTATTAAGTAGGTGCGGTGTGGAACTAGCAAGGACACACAAAAAAGAGACGTGTTGAACCTTAGGTTCAGAGGCAGATACCTTAGAGCTGCTGTGGGAACGTGGCTCTGTTCCTAAATTGCTGGGTTAGCGTCCAGCCACCTACTTAATGCTTACTTAGTAATTTAAATGGGGAATAGTAATGGTTAAACTTATAGTTTTACTAATATGGATAATTCTAATAGGAATTGGTTTTATGATTGACCGTGATATAGGGTATATATTTTTATCTGTATTAGTTGGTATATTTATTATGGTTCTTGGAGCTATAACATTAGACGTTTTTACGCATTAGTAGTCAGAATAAAATTAGTAGGTATTTATTAACAATAGGAGAAATAAGATGGGTGAATTTTTAGCTGGGTTTGTTTCAGGAGTTGTGTCTGCGATATTTATAATTATGGCGATTTCCGTTTATCTTGAAGATTAACCATGCTAACTAAATACATCACTCACATAGTAATTCAGATAATAGGTGCAATGTTATTAACTGCTTATCTTTTACCTATTATTGGATATACGTTTTCTTCTGTGATTGTTTGTTCGTCAATTTTAATATTAATTATGGTGATTGTTGATTACTTGGTATTGGGTGTTTTGTGAAAGAGTTTTTATTTATTAATTAGTTTTGTGATTTTAACGGCATCGTGCCGAATTGAGAGGGAGTTATGAGTGAAATAAAAATGAATTCAAAAGTTTGGATTACTTCATCACGAAAAATTGACGGTAGATACAATCATGGTCAAGTGGTTGGTATAGACAAAACTTATGAAGGCTTATACATCATCTCAAAATCTCAATTTTTGCGTGACATTAGGCTTTCAAGGTTAAAGGTTGCCTATATTGACGTATTTACTAACAAAGGCTGCATTGAGTGGTTTTATGTAAGCCAATTATCAAAAGAAAAACCATCAGATGCTACGGCATAGTGCCACTTAAATGCACCAACCTTATTAACAAATAGGTTTTTAGGTTGTTTTAATACTTACATAACGAAAGGTTGATGATGTTTGACGAAGCCCCAGAAGAAAGAGAGCAAAGTTTTTCATGTCCAAAATGCCATAAAGGAAGTGTTACGCAATGTGTTGTGTCTGGCGATTGGACTTGTGATAAGTGCGATTTTTGGGCTGAACCTGATGATGACAATGATGACGATTAGCCAAGTAAAACTAATGAACATAAATCCATTAAGGACTAACAAATGAATACTGAAATAGATATTAAAAAATTGGCCATGAAACATAAGCTAATAGCTAAAGAAAGCAATGCGTTTGATGATGCTTTGTTATCGTCAATACGAGCCTTCGCTAATGAGTACATGGCTTTGAGTTCTAGTGAGCCTATTGGAGTGATTGTTGATTCTTCTTATGTAACATTGGCTGCAAATTTTAAAGAAATAAAAATAGAAGAAAAAGGTATTGATTATTACCAAGAAAATTTTAAAGAAGCGACCATAGGTGCTGGTGTTTATCTAGCCAACCCAATCAACCAACAACTCCAAACAGAGCGTGATGAGTGTGTTGCGGAGATTAGAAGGTTAAGGTTAGCACTAAAGCAAATTACAAGTTACAGAAATACCAGTAATGAAAAGATAATTACCGAAGCCTTAACTGGCAATGCAAGCATACTGAAACTATTGGAGAAATGAAGATGACATGCGATTGCTCAATAGCAGTGCAAAATAAACTGCTTGAAAATTTCAAGACTAACAAACCAGACTGGCAAGAACATTCTGCAAATTTAGATGGGTATGGTTTTGTTATGTTGAATAGCGAACTTAAAACGGTTGGCGTAATGCCATTGAAATTGACTTGGAAAGAAACTCTTAAAAACGGCAGTGTGAAATTTAAAAAGAGAGTTCAAAGCGTATCGTTTACTTACTGCCCATTTTGTGGCGTTAAATATTTAGACTAAGGATTGAACATGACTAACATTCCGCAAGACATTACTGAAAGCCGTGAAGCGTTATTGCCATGCCCGTTTTGTGGCAGCGAAGCAAAAGAAATATTGTTAGGTCGTGAAGATTATATTGAATGTGATAACAAAAACTGTGGAAACTATGGGAACGCTATTGCTACAGCTAAAGCTTGGAATACTCGCCAACAGCTTGCCAAGCCAGTAGATGAATGGATGCCTATTGAAACTGCGCCTAAAGATGGCAGTATATTCTTAGGTGCTAAAGATGATGATGTTCTGCCTTGTCGTTGGATTATAGGTGATGATGACGGGGTGGATTGCATGGGTTCAGATGATGGGTTCTGTGACCTTGAGTTTAATCTATTTATTCAAGCTAGAAGTTTTGGTAATCATGAATATCGAAGTATAGGGAATCAACCTACTCACTGGCAACCATTACCAGCACCACCAGCCAAAGCCACAACAGATAATTTAGGAGAAGGCACATGACACAGAAAACCAGATTAATAGTTTACTTGAAAGCCAATAGAAACATTAACCCTATAACAGCTTGGAAAGAACTAGGAATTTACAGGCTAAGTGATGTTATATTAAGACTTAGAAAAGATGGTCATACAATAACAACAACAAAAGTAATTGTTCCTAATAGATTTAATGAGCCATGTAGCTTTGCCAAATACGAGCTAATAGAATAAAGGCGGTAAGATTATTAGTCTAGCACCGCCTGTCGCTTTTTAGATGGAATAATAACGGGAATTAGAAATTTCCATCACGACAACTGCATATTAAATGAAGAATACCCATTAAAGCAATATATTTATCAATACAAATTTGCTATAATATGATTTGTGTATATTAAACGGAAATTAAAATGTCAGAGCAAAAATACAAATCTCGCGTAACTGTGTTTAGTGAGTATCAAGATAAACATGGCAAAGAATCAATCCAAGAGCTATGCAATAAGGTAGGGATTAAAATTGGCACTTTCTACCACTTAAGGCTTGGTTACAGATTGCCATCATACAAGCTGGCTAAAAAGTTTCATGCTTTAGATGCCAAACAGTTTCCTATGGCTAGAATGTTAGATGAATAATGTTTAACCACACTTTAGACAAAAGCATTAAGGCTAATATTGATTTTTTCAATAAAAAAGTTAGCGAACTAGACCCTAATACTAAGTGGCAAGTAAAAATAATCCCATTCACAGAAACTCGCAGCATTAAGCAAAATTCACTTAGTCATGCTTGGTATGCTGAATTAGCGGAATCATTAAAAGAAGAAACAGCTTTAGGATATAAATGTTTCTGCAAGCTACATTTCGCTACTCCGATAATGCGCGCCGAAGATGAAGAATTTAAACAAGTTTACGATTCAGCTATCAAAGGCTTATCTTACGAAAAGAAGCTTGAGGTTATGAAAATACTTCCTGTTACCTCGCGTATGTCAACAAAACAGTTAACACAATATCTTGATGCGATTAAAGCTTATTTTTATGATAAGCATGGGCTGGATTTAAAATATCCTGACGATTATTGAAACTTACCCCAATGATACCTACCAAGAAAATTAAACCTAAGAAATGTATAATCTGCCCAGAGTTTTTCAGCCCAAGAACATCATTACAAAGAGTATGTGGCGTTAAATGCGCGATTGCCCATGCAAAGATACTAGCAGATAAAAATAAACGCTCTGACGCGCTTAAAACGAATCGAGAAACACGCAAAAAACTCAATGATATTAAATCAATACCGCAACTAATAAAAGAGGCTCAAGTTGCATTCAATGCTTTTATCAGATTTAGAGATAGAAACAAGCTTTGTATTTGTTGTGATAAGCCTTATGGAACGAATGAGATTGGCGGTAAATTTGATTGTGGGCACTTCAGGTCGCGTGGTTCTGCTGGTCATTTAAGATTTAATGAAGATAACGCATTCGGGCAAAGAAAATATTGCAACACTTACGGAGCGTTAAACTTTAGGGCTGGCGTTATTAAGAGAATTGGACTTGAAAGAACGCTTGCCATTGAAAATAATAATGCTACTCATAAATGGAATAAAGACGAACTAATCGCCATTAA